TGCCATATTGGCTTCCAGTTGCTCACTGGGCATAAACCAATCCCTCAGCGCCACCAGTGCCGCGATAGTAGCTATTATTCAAAGTATTAACAATTGTGCGAGCAGTTCCCTCTGGATCAATAGCGCCAGATACATTGACCACAATTGGCACTTGACCACTTATGGTCATTGGTGTTTTAAATGGAGCTGCGCCAGCTTCAATTGTTGGATCATTTATTCCACTGGTCAAATAATCATATTTTTGTTGGCTGGTCATGGATGGAGCAGTTATTTTTGCACCGCCAGAGCTAGAAATTCCTGCTCCACTTATTGTTGGCACACTTATAGTTTTGCCGCCGCCTGATGTCTGTAAATTTGGATTGCCGGTATAAATGCCAGAAGTGCTGACTTCATTGCCGCCGCCAATGCCATTTATGAATTTTGTCGCGGCAATAATTGCGGCAGTTCCGGCAACGCCAGCAGCCAAACCAAGCAATGGATTAAGTGCAAATGCCGATGCAACACCGGCCACAAACGCTGATGCTTTCAGGGCATTGTAGGCTTTGATTAATAAATTAATTGTGCTAATCGTTGCGGCCACTCCTGCTGCAATTTTACTAGCTACAAACATTGTTGCCATTACTCCTGCAACAATCAAAATTTCATCTTTTAGACTAATTATTACATTGATGATTTCGCGGATGCGCTCGCCCCAATTGTAAAATTGCTCGTAAGTTCCATTCAATGAGTCTTTCAATGATTGATCGCCAGTCAAACCGCCAATGGTTGCTTGTAGCGCTGGCACAAAATGTTCAAGTAGCCAAGCCGTTAAATCTTGAACCACTGGCAAAAGTGCAGCACCGATTGACTCATTTGCCTCATCTAGTGCAATCTTTACGCGAGCCAATTGCTTTTCTGTGCTTACCGCTTCATTTTCAGCAAAATTACCAAATGTTTTGTCTAGCGTTTCAAAGATTGCATTAAAATCTTTTGATTTCAATGTGCTGGCATCAAGTCCAAGACCTAAACGACCTAGTGATGTTGCATTGCCATCATAAGCTTTACCTAGAGCATTTGATACCGCTTCGAGCGGTTTGCCTGTCGCGGTTGAAATATCAAGCGCAAGATTAAGAAGTTTTTGTGCCTGTTCAACATCATTTGTTGATCTAACCAATCGCGCAAGCGCTGGCCTTAATTCATCATCGGTTACACCTATTGAAATTGATGTTTTTGTTATCCAAGTTTCAACCGCACTAATTTGAGCCTGTGTTGCGTTGGTTGTGTTTTCAATTGTAAGAGCCAGTTTGCGTTGCGCAGCTTCATCGGCTGCTGCATTTTCCACGACTGCTTTAACATAAGCGCCAACGGCAACCGCAGCCGCCGTAAATGCCACTGCTGCTTTTTTACTGAAATCTGAAACCTGAGATGAGAATGACTCTACCGATTTATTACCTTTGGAAAGGTTATCGTTAAAGTTAGTGATATCTGCAAGTAGTTTAAGCGTTAGCGTTCTTGACCCACTCATTGCCATTGCTTAACCCCACTCATTCAAAATCTTTTGGAAGTTATTTTCCCACTCTTTGACGATATAAGGTTGCTCTTTCCTTAGTGTCGGATAAATAAACCAACCGCGAGAGCCACGCCCCTCTTTACCTGACCAAACCGGAAATTGCTTGAATTTGTTAGATCCGAATTCATTGCCACCCCAAAGCATTTGTGTTGTGCCGCCGCCTGAAAACCTCTGACTTGCGAAACCAAAAGATAATTCGCCAATCTTTGATGATTTTTTAACCCTCGAACCATCGGCAATTCGAGAAGCTGCAATTGAGTCTTGACCTCGACCTGCCGCAGTTATGCGAATTTTACTTTGTAGATATTCGGCAAGAGCGCCGGATTGTTGTTTTGCCGCATCCGTTGCCCCTTGCTCCATATTCTTAAAAGAGCGCAATATGGCTGAGAGTTCGGCTTTATCAAAAGCCATTACATCCTCATCCATTGCCCATCTCCTTTAATAATTCCAAAGCAGTGTGCAAATCCTCAGCCGATTGGAATTCTGACGGCGAAATTCCAGTCCTTATTGCTATCTCCCAGATTATTCGGGAGATGCTTCCGGCTGGATGACTTTTGGGTCTGCATCACCAACAATTACATCAAGCACTGTTTCGCACCAAACCTCGAATGGTTTGATGGGCGTTGCCCCTGCGGTTTCGCGCTTCATGGCGTGATACGCAAGAAAGAGAAGATCGTGCAGCCCAATCTTCTCTTGCGCTTGTGAAATTGTGTTGCCTGTTTTTAGCTCCCATTTAACCCACTCAGGCGGCTGCGCCATATAGGTTGCTTGTTTGCCATTTGTATATTCGATTGTAATTGGTAGTTTCATAGCTCCCGATCCTTTTCTTAACTAAATGTTTCTGTAACTGTTCCCTGATATACCTTGAAGTTAAAGGTAACTGTCTGAGCATCGATACCAGCACCGCCGGCAGTTGGAAATTCAGGCATAACCCCGAAAACAAACTGTGCGCCAGTTGCGGCAGTTAATGTGATTGTGATGGCGGTATCTGGAGCTGACTCAGCAGCCGCCCAAATAGCTTCACAAACTGAGTTTGCCTTGCCCCAGTCAGCGAGCATCTCTAAAGCGAATGTGCCACTAATGTTAGTGGTTTTGTAAGCCTCGCCATCGAGAGTTTGATAAGTCTGGCGCTCATTCACCTTTGTTAGCACCGCGCTAGTCGCTTGCGCCTCGATGTCTGTGCCGCCAGTAAATGAGAGCGTGATGTCGCGCCCTGTGATTACTGTGGTTGCCACTTTGTTCTCCTTAGATTGTTTGTTGCGTGTAGTAAGTGCTGATTTCGATGTCCGAAACCAACAAATTTGTTGCGCCAACCTGTGTGATGTTTGGTCGGCTTACTGTGCCAATTGTGTAATTGGTCGGAATAACTCCCATGATTGCGATGACGAGTTGCTCCAAATTGTCGAGCGCTCCGGCATTGCTGTAATAGGCAACCGCCGCAGTAACGACAAAATTGATTTTAACTTTGACCTGTGAATGTCCAATAAATTCAGCTTCCAAATAAGGTTGATCTGGAACAATTATGCAAGCTGGCGGAATAACTGTTTCAGGCGGTTCAGAATAGACCGAAGCTGCGACACTAGCTAAAGCAGTTGCAAGAGCATCGCGCACATTGGTTGAAATAGTCGTTGGCGTTGGCATTATTGAACCATGCTCGCAACATTCACATATTTAGCTATTAAAGAATAAACTCTTGCTGGCAAATTTCTGCCCATACGATAAGGCGTTGGAACGAAATCGACTCCCTCGATCTGACCGCCAGCAGCAGTGATTGATTGGAAAATTTCAACGCTTACAATCAAGACCGCGTTTTCCACATCTGGATCAGCGCCAAAAAGCTCGCCAGCAGTCTTGCCGGAAATGTAGGCATCGCCATCTGGAATAAGCGGCTGCAATGCAATTGAAGCTTCATTTGTAGCAAAAGAAAATTTATATTGGTCGGTATAGTCAGCAGTTACGGCATGAGCGCCATTGAGTGCGGTTGCAACGCCAGCGATAGTTACTGTCTGACCCTCTACAAACATATTTGGCAATTGCGTGTAACAAATGGCCTGACCATTGATGATTTTGTAACCTTGAATTTTGTTTGTGTAACTTTCAAATAGCGGCAGCAAGACTCCCTCAGCGCTATTGATGATGCCGTCTAAATAGGCATCTGAATAAAGGGATGACGAAACGCCAAGCACACTACGCAGTTGGCTTGCGGTAACAACACTTGGCATTTCGCATCCTTTCTTGATCTATTCGGGAGCGACTAGATCAATGACTATTTACTTGACGGATCAAGTTAGGTTAAAGCGTCTTAGGCCACCTGCCCAAGTAACGCCAGCGGCAATAAAGCCAAATAGTTCAATCTCAATTTCACCTGTGCTTGGCACATTGGTTTGCAATGTTAAAGCTGGGCTTTCGTAAATTTCGATTGAGTTCTTTTCGATGATAAATGCTGACTCATCGATAACTGTCGAAACCATGTTTGCATCAACATAGTAATCAAGACCCAAAACATTGCCGCGAAGTGATGATGGCGCAGTGTTTCCACCTGCGTTCATTGGCTGAGCAGCGTTGTAAATTGGGCGACCTGTTGAGTCTGTTGCGCCAAGCAATAAACTCCAAGTGCCTGTGCCTGAAACCATTGATGTTGCAACGCGCTTTGTTGCGTTGTAAGCAGCAGGTGCTTCAGTTGAAACGAATGAAATCATTCCAGCAGATGTTGCAGCAGTTGCAGTTGCCTGTGTGCCGCCAGCAGTGATTGCAGCGATTACATACTGATCCTGTGCCTGAGCAAGTCCGTCACGGAGATTTTGTAACATGATTTCATAAAAGCTGGGATCGCTGCGCAGGAGCAACTCTTGGCTATATCTTTGGAAACCGGCCTTTTTGACTACTGTTGCATTTACATATGCAGATGTAATTGGATCAGTGCCAGTTGTATCTCCACCCTCAGCAACGGTTGCCACTGAAGCATTCTGTGTAATCTTTGGGATAGATACGGTCATGCCTGAAGCAGCTAATGGGCGTGTGCCACCGCAAGCTTCAATTGCTGGGCGAATTGATGTGGTGTTTTGTGCAACATTGCGCACATAAGACACTGGAGAGAATGCTGGGTTGGTTGTAAATGAGTCATCTGCAGCCAAAACATATTGACGAGAGTCCTCATTGCCTAACTTAGCAAGAATTGAATGTTGCAGGTAAGTTCCACCTGAAACAATCGGTGAGCGTGGTGATGTATAAGCCAATGGCTTTGTTGAAGCCTTGACTTCAGATGCTTCTACCGCTACATCATCGGCAGGAGCTGGAACGGTAGT